GGGCATCGACATCGCTCCTGTGTTTCTGTGCGGACAGGGCGCGTTGAGCCAAGTGTGGGGCCAGTTGCCCAAACCGACGCAACTCATCGAGAACGATTACGGCTTCCGCAAGGGTGTCGGCATCGAGATGGCCTACGGCGTCGGCAAGAATTTCTTCAAGACTTCGACTGGAGCCTTGAAGATGTGGGGCATGGCAGTCGGCTACTTCGCCGCCACGGCCGATCAGTAATAGGAGGAACCAATGAAAAGATGGCCCATTAGAGCGGCCGCGCTTGCTGCCGCTCTCTTCCTGTGCGCCGCAACCGGAGAGGCACAGAGCGCCAATCCGGTGCGCGACGTATATCTGAACGGCGTCAGCTATGTCGGCGGCACGATTGCCTATAACTCGGCCGACGCCTCCGCACATCCGCTGGCGGCGCGTATTCCCGCCGGCGCAATGATCGTGTCCGTCCATGTCAAGGTGGCAACTGCGTTCAATGCCGGAACGTCGAACACGCTCACGATCGGCACCAATGCAACCTCGTATAACGACTTGGTTGCGGCGGGCGACGTGAACGCAACGGCGGTCGGAACAACGAGCGCCACACGCGGCGTGGGAACGATCGTGTCGTCCGACACTCAGGTGTATGTGAAATACGCCCAGAGCGGCACGGCGGCCACGGCGGGCTCCGCCACGGTCGTGATCGGCTACGTCAACACCAACCACATGTAAGAAGGAGAGCAAAGATGAAGGCCTTGTTTAAGATTGCGGTCCTTGTCGCCGCTATCCTTCTGCCCGGCGTGGCGATGGCGGCGACGTTCTCGTTCGGAGCATCCACCGCCACCGGAACATCCGGTGCTTCGACGTGCGCCAATACGACGTGCGTAGTGACGACTGAGTCGCTATCCACGGCGGCCGGTGCGACGTTCAGCGAGGCGGTGACGGCACCAGTTCTGGCCACGGATGTGTGTTTTGCGTCCGTGACGACGGCCGGAACGGGCACGCCTGTTGTGACGAAAGTGACGCCTGCGGCGGGGACTCTGACGATTGTCGTTCAGAACATCCACGCCTCGGCGGCGTTCAACAATACGTTGAACATCGCTTACACCTGCTTCCGGTAAGACAGAAGGAGACGGGGGAGCTTCGGCTCCCCCGTTATCATCACATGGCGAAAATTACCTATCTCGGCTCGCATGCCGGCGATGAGGGCGTCGAATGGCACGATTTCACCTTCAAGGTGGGCGATCCGGTTGACGTTCCTGACAATCACCCGATGATTCCCGTGGCGTCGCGAAACAAGTATTTCCTGGTGGAGCCGAGCCAAGATGAGAGGCCGCTTGAGATAAAGCGAGGGCCTGGCCGTCCACGCAAGGAGGCATCTAATGGCTGATCATGCCAGATCGGTTGAAGATGTTCTGGGCACGTTCGAAGGCGAATTGAAACGCTTGTCTGATCGCGCCGAGCAGATCAAGCAGGGCACGGTAAAGGCGTTTGCCGACGCTCATGCGGCCTTCGATCATGCCGAGTACATCAACGATGTTGTGGGGAAGGCGGCATCTCGCCTCTCTCGATTTCTCGGCCCTCCGCCGAACACAATTGCCATGCCGAGACAGGAGATCGAGGATGCGCATGTGGTTGCGGAGATTCCTGGCAATACTGGTCATAGCTCCGATTATCCCGCTACTGGCCGCGCCTCGATGGGATTCACCGCCGGAGGTCGTTCTTAGAATCGATCCTCCGCTTCCGCCCTTGCCGATACGAAAACCGATCTTGACACTCCATGAACGTCACCCGCACGCGCAACGATCTCATCGTGGCGGCCCTTGCCAATCTGGGACTTATCCAGGCCGGACAGGCACCGGAAGCCGATGATGTATCTGCCATCGATAAGTATATTGATGGGGTTATCAATGAGCTTGCGCTAAGGGGGGTTGTGACGATTTCCGATCCCAATGCAATTCCCGCCGAATATTTCGAGGCGTTGGCGATTTGCGTGGCAGATGCGGCCAGTGCGGAATTCGGAGCTAGGGGACAGTTTACCGACGCGCGCTTTGCCCCGTATCCGGCCGGGGCTGAGGCGAGGCTGCGCTACATGAACTCGGGCAAGCCGACATATCAGGTGCTTCGAACTAGGTATTTCTGATGGTGGCGATCCCTTTTCCGCTATCGTCGATGCCGGGGGCGAAGCCACAGGAATCTGGCGGCAGGCTCATCAATGCTTTTGCAGAGCCGCTTGCAGACACGGCGCGATCGGATGCCGTGCGCAGACGCGCTCCCGGCCTTGCACGATTTGCCTCCACGAATTTGACAGGGTTCCGGGGAGCGATCTTTGTCAATGGCACGGTGTATGCGGCATTCCAGGATACAGCAGTAACGATTTCATCGTCTGGGACGGTGACGCAACTCACTGGTAGCCTGAGCGGAAGCGATCCGGTTTTCTTTGCCCGCAACAATGCGGCGCCGACGCCGAATATCGTCGCAGTATGCAACGCCGGAGCTTTCACCCTCAGTGCGACGACCGTCAGCAGCTATCCCGATGTCAATGTCGGAAACCCGAACAGCGTGGCGTTCCAGGACGGCTATTTCTTCTTTTCGTACGGCGACGGAACGATCCAGGCGAGCGGACTTAATTCAACTTCTCTGAACACTCTCGATCGCACCAAGAGCCAGGCCAAGCCCGGCGGGTTGCTAAGGGTTGTGTCCTGGCAGAATAATTTGGTTGCTTTCGGCGCCGCGTATATCGAGTGGTACTCTAACACGGCAAACCCAGTTGCGTTTCCCTTCTCTCGCTCGAATTGGGTTCCGCGCGGCCTGGCCTCAGCCACGGCGGTTGCAGGAATGGAGGATGGTTTCGGTGCCGCCTTGCTATTCGTCGGTGACGACAACACCGTCCTCAGCATGGACGGCTATAGCCTCAATAAGGTATCGCCTCCCGATCTCGACAGACTCATTCAGGCGGTGAGCGATAAGACCACGCTTGAAGCGTCGAGTTATATTTCTGGCGGTCATCATTTCTGGCAGCTGTCGTCGCCGTCGTGGACGTGGGTGTACGATGTCAACAACGGCATGTGGCACGAGCGGAACAGTTTGGGCCTCTTACGCTCCCGCATGAAAGGAAGCGTCTATGCCTTCTCCAAGTGGCTGTGCGGCGACACCAAGTCAGGCAACATTCTCTCGATCGATCCGTCCGTATTCAAAGAGGACACAGACAATCTGAGTTATGTCGTTGAGAGCGGTCCGGTTGACGGATTTCCGTCGCGCACCTTGGTGGCGAAGGCGGATTTCCAACTCGCCACTGGCGTAGGCGACTACACCTCAACCGATATAACGGTTGTCAATCCCACGGCCCAGATTGCATGGAGCGACGACGGCGGAGTGACATGGAAAAATCCCCTATTCCGATCGATCGGACAGCCAGGGCAGTGGAAGAACAAGATCACGGTGACGCGAACGGGACTTACGTCGTCGTTCGGGCGGAGGTGGCGAGTAACGGTTGACGATCCGGTTTATGTCGGGCTGATGGGCGGAGATCAGAAGGCGGAGCTTAGGCCGTGATCCCGATCCCCGATCCGAGCGTCCCGCTTGTAGTTGGGCAGCTTATTTCGCCGCGCTGGTACGATTTTCTGAACGCCATTGCGAGCGGCATGGCTTACGAAAGACTTATCGCCGGCTCCGTGCCCGCCAACTCTGCGGCCCTGGAAGTCAAACTATCGTCGCCGTATCTCGGCGGATATAGGGGTATTCAGGTCAAGCTGGCCGGATTCGTACCCGTTAACAATGTCGTTGATCTATGGCTTACGATCTCGGCAGACGGCGGGGCCACGTATCTGAATACAGGATACCACTATTCGTTCTCATCGGTAACTGATGCGGGAACACAATCGCTTACGGGAAATAGTAACGACAGCAAATTTCTGCTGGTGCCGTCGATGAGTAACGTGGCCGCATATGGCGTCAATCTATCTCTCGAACTTCTGAATCACGGCGATGTCAGTAAGACGCCGCGTCCGCTATGGAGCGCGTACCAAATCGGAGGAGCGGTTGCGGTCATATCGGGTGGCGGGACGTTTGCAGGCGCGACATCCGTCAATGCTCTCAAGTTTGCTTTCTCATCGGGAAATATCGCCTCAGGGGCCTATGAAGTCATAGGTATACGCTAGATGAGCATCTTCGACATTTTCTCGTCCGATCCGCAGAAGAAGGCATCCCGCCTTCAGATTCAGGCGGCAAAACAGGGAAAAAAGGACGCGTATAGTCAGCTTGACACGGGAACGCAGCAGGCCGTCTCAGCCTATCAGGCGGGATTGTCGCCATATCAATCGCTCTTCACGACGGGGCAGAGCGGCTACAATGCCTATGCCGATGCGACGGGAGCGAACGGCCCAGCGGGAATGGCGCGTGCTCTCGCTGCGTTCCAGACGAGTCCTGGATATCAATTCAGCCGCGATCAGGGCATTCAGTCGATTGATCGCAACCGCGCGGCGCAAGGCATGCTCGCCTCGGGAAACACGGACACCGATATTGCCGATTTCGTGACGGGTCTCGCCAATCAAGAGTGGCAGAACTACGTCTCCAATCTCTCGCCGTTCATCAATGCGGCGCAAGGAGCGGCCGGGGGGATCGCGGGGCAAGAGAATCTCATCGGCGGCACGTATTACGACACAGGGGTGAACAAGGCGGGAATTGCCCAGGATACGGCATCAACCATTGGTCAGGCGCGAGCTAATGCGGCTCTCGCACCGTATAGCGCGTCCGCCAACATGGTGAATGCGCTGATGAACGCAGCCAAGCTTATTCCCGGTCTTGCTTCGCTACAGAGGTGAGCGACATGGACATTGCCCAACTGATAGCTCTGCTACAAGCGCAGAACAGGCAGCCAACTCAGGCTCCCCCTGCATCACAGGCGCCGATGATTCCGATGCAAGCCGGTATGCAGGCCGGGCCTCCGATCATGGACTTCAGCGCGCTCGGTTCTCTTGTGCCTCAGCGCCAAGCGCCAAGCACAAATCCCGCCGATCCCGCTTCGTGGAAAACGACGGTAAGCCCGGCGAATCCGGGATTCATGGCGCGCGCGCTGCAAGCCTTCCGCCTCTGGGATGGAGTCTAGGCCATGCCGCAGTCAGGGCCGCCTCTCGTCGATTTTTCCGCACTCGGCGATCTGCCGGAGGCATGGCGCCGTGCGCAGGAATGGAGGCAGAAGCAATCTCTTCTCAATGCGGTTAAGAGCATCCCCGTCAATCCAGACGGGACGATCAACACGTCCGTGGCAACGAAGATGCTGGTGGGTGCCGGCGACATTGAAGACGCCATGAAGCTTCAGCCTACATACACGTGGGGCGAGATTACCAAAGGCGGATGGGGAATGCCGAGCCAGATGGGGTGGATTCCGTCGCGCCCCGGACAGCCGATTCTCAGCCCCGAGGGGAAGCCGGTAGATCAATCTACGTCGCCTTCTGCCGATCAGTATTTGATTGATGATGATACTGCCAAGAGTATGGCGCGACAAGCTCTTGCAGGCGATACCAGCGTATTCACCGGTCTCGGTTACGGGTATATCGGTTCACAGAACCGGATCAAGATTCGCAGGTTTATGGACGAAATCGGGCAGGATCAGGGGATAACGCCGGAAGAGAGAGCTGCGCGGAACGCGGAATACCAAGGCTTCAAGGCCGGAGAGAGAACGCTTGGAACGCGCTCGGCTAACGTCGAGCTTGCGGTTCAGGAGGCGCAAAACCTTGCTCCTCTTGTTGTGGAGTCCTCGTCCAAGGTTTCGCGCACGGACTATCCGGCCATTAACAAGATCATTGAGGCCGGGTTGCTCCATACTGGCGATCCGAATGTGGTTCGTCTCGGTGCCGCGATCAACTCCTATATCAACGTCTATGCTCGTGCCGTGAACCCAACCGGCGTGCCGACAGTGCGCGACAAAGAGCACGCGCGAGAAATCCTCGATGCCGCATGGTCTCATGGCCAGATCGAGGCCGGTGTCGATCAGCTTAACAAAGAAATGGAAGCGGCGAGAAAATCGCCAAGTCAAGTCAGGAGTGAATTCAGAAAAGGATATGGTGGGCAGTCGGGGCAATACGACTCAGAGTCGGCCCCTCCGCTCCCCAAGAACAAGAGCGATCTAGTCAAGGGGCAATCCTACACCTTCATGCAGAACGGGCAACCCGTCACCGCAACGTGGGACGGATCGCACCTCGTCGTCGGGGAATAAGGTGGCAAGGTATATTACCTTTGAGGAAGCTTCAGGCGGGGCGTACAGCCCGGATGCGGCCGTGTCCTATATCAGGGAAGCCGCCAAGGCGCGCGGGATCGATCCCGATGTGGCTGTTCGCGTGGCGCAGAGCGAAGGGCTGAACCAGTATACCGGAGACGCAGGAACCTCGTTCGGCCCGTTCCAACTCCACTATGGAAGCGGCGGAAGAGGATTCGCCCAAGCCGGGATGGGCAACGACTTCACGGCGGCAACCGGGCTAGATGCGCGCGATCCGGCAACCTGGAAGCAGCAGATCGACTTCGCCCTCGATCAGGCCAAGCAGAAAGGATGGAAGCCATGGTACGGGGCCGCTCGCGCGGGCATTGCGCCTACGGAAGGGCTATCTATCCCGGACAGAGATACCAAGGCCGCGCGCGGCCAGACGCCACGTTACATTACCTTCGAGGAAGCGTCAGGTATCGTTCCCGAGCCAGTGGCGGGCAAGGAGACGATTGCCCCGAAGGGTGGCATCCCGAGGGTTGCGCAGCCACGCAATTATGCTCTATCCGATGTACCGAGGGCGGCTTTGCAAAACCTTCCTGCCAATGCAGAGAAAGTTGCTGGGCAATTTGCCGAAGCTGCGTCTCATCCTACCGAGACAATCAAGGCGCTAGGGAAGACGCTGATTGGCATGGCCGAGGAACTCGTCCCCGGACAACAACAATACGAAACCGAGTATGCCGATCCTTTTTATCGTAACTTGGCGCACGATCTCGGATTCCGCCGAGATGAAAAGGGCAATATCATTTGGGATAAAGAGCAGCTTAAGCGCAATCTGGCCGAAAGGCCGGCCGAGATGGCGCTTACTGCTTCGACAATCGCGGCTCCCGTCGAGAGCATGCCAGGTAGAATAGGACAGATTGCACGTGTTGCCGATCCTATTTATTTGGCCGGGAAAACTGCTAGCACAGTCGCCAAGGCTCCTATCAAGGTTGCCAAGGAAACAGTGGGACACCTCACAAGCGGAATGGGGCCGGAGGCAATCAGTAAGGCATACCGATCAGGAAAGGTTGGGGGGACAGAGGGAGAGGCTTTTCGCGCACAGATGCGCGGTTATGGCGATCCAAATGCGCCCGTTGATATGGCCAATAAAGCCATAACCGAACTGCGCAAAGAAAGGGCTGCCGAATATACCAAGGGCATGAGAGGGATTGCATCGGATAGTACTGTTCTTGATTTCAAGCCTATCGACGACGCCTTTGCAAACGCCAATAAAGTTAGGACATTCAAGGGGATTTCCCTTAACAAATCAACGCAGGGGATTCGCCAAGAAATCGCTGACACTCTCCATTTCTGGAAACAGCTCGATCCTAAGGAATATCACACGGCGGCTGGGTTCGATGCTCTCAAGCAGATGATCGCCGACATCGGCGAGAGATTCCCCTATGGTTCTGCCGAGCGCAGGGCGGTGGGAGAAGTGGTGAGCGCAATACGGGAGCAGATTAACAAACAGGCACCCGAATATGCCAATGTGATGAAGGCATACGAGCGAGCATCGAACATTCTGGATGAATTCAAGAATTCTCTCTCGCTTAAGGGGTCTAAAACCAATTACGACACGGCGTTGCGAAAATTGCAATCTGTGCTCAGGAATAATGCGTTCACGAACTGGACGGCGAGAGCCAAACTGGCAGAACTTGTCCAGAAGAAGGTTCCCGAGTTGATGCCCTCTCTCTCCGGTCAATCGGCTAGCACATGGATGCCCAGAGGTCTTCCGGCAAAATTGGTAACCGGCATGGAGGGACTCCTTGGATTGGCTGCTCATGGCGGAGCCGGAGGGTTCATGGCTGCTGTCGTTGCCAATCCACTGGTTCTTATCCCCATGCTGGCTGGTCTTGCAGCATCGTCACCGCGTATTGTTGGGGAGGTTACCCATGCGGCGGGTAGATTGGCCAGAGTCGGCGGAGAAGCAGAGAAGGTAACTGGGCCGCTATCTCGCGGAGTGATAGCGGCAACGCCAAGAGAGGTCTCGATCGAACACGCGGAGAAAGTGCTTAGTCCGCAAGTGGTTCAGCATATCGCCGAAAATCCCAACACCAAGAGAGCCTATGAGGCGTGGCTATATGCCCGCGAGAACGGCAAAAGTATAAAAGCGGCAACGAAGTCTCTGGCCTCGTCTATAGGCAAGGAACTAGGGCATCCAGAATTGGTGGCGCGGATTTATCGCGAATTGATGGCGTCACCCGCCGAACAATAAGAGCTTCGCGGCATAGGCGAAGGCGCCCAAGAACATTATGGCTATGTAGAGTTGCACGGCCCGCCATCCAAGATGTGTGATCTTGGCGACAGCGTTGACGAATGCCACCCCGACTCTATCCCCGCGACGGTACGCGATTACAATATAAATGGCTAAGGCCGTGATCGCGTTACCCGCAAGGACAGCAACCACCGTCCTGACTAACTCGTCCATCTGGAGATGATACCATGACGTTGCTCAGGCGCGCCATAGCGGCGCTGCTTCTGCTAACCATTGGAATTTCCCCGGCTTTTTCCGCCGGTACGCTGTACGGGCTCGGACTCTCGCAACAGGTTGACAACAACGGCAGGCCGCTCGTCGGTGCCCAGTTGTCCATTTATACCGCAGGGACTCTCAACCCGGCACAGATTTTTTCGGACTATCAGCTCACGCAGACGGCTCCGAATCCTCTCGTTACGGACGGCAACGGAAGGATTCCGACTCTCTGGCTTGCCGATGGCGTCTACAGGGCTCGACTTGTCGATGCGAGCGGGAATGTCATCTTCGACATCGACAACATTCAGACGGTAGGAAACGTTGGCGGCGGAGGAGGCGGCGGCGTCGATGCGACAACCATTCTAGCCACTGGCGATATCAAGTGCAGGGCCTCGACAGGAACCCTGACGGGATGGGTTAGGCTTAACGGCAAGACGATCGGATCGGCAACATCAGGGGCGAGCGAGCGGGCCAATGCCGATACGCAGAATCTCTACACCATACTATGGAACAGTTGTGCCGACGCTCAGTGCCCGGTGTCCGGCGGGCGCGGGGCATCGGCATCGGCAGACTTCACCAACAACAAGACGATCACGCTTCCCGACGCGCGAAGCCGGGCGATCATCGGCCTTGATGATATGGGCAACGTTGCGGCGGGCAGGATTACCGGGAACACGGTTCTTGCCGCCGGCGGCGGCGCGCAAAATCAGGCAATAGCGCAAGCCAATCTTCCCAATGTCAATCTCAGCGTTGCCAATATCTCGGCGTCAACCAGCTTGAGCAATAACGGAAATGTCGTGCATGGAACGGGTTTCCAGAGTGCACAAACATCGTCAAGCGGCACACAGGGCGTGGCGGGCCCGAATCTATCAAGTATCGGGGCGTCAACCACGATCAGCGGTTTCGTTCCTCTTGGCGGTTCGGGGACGCCTCTGACGACGCTATCCCCGTATCTTCCCGTCACTTGCTATGTGAAGATATAATGCTGATCGCCCGCTTCGATCCCGTCTCGAATTTAGAGACATGGCAACAGACGATTTCCGTGATCGACAACGACACGGGCTCGCCCGTCGATCTATCGGCGGCCACGATCACCGTTACGGTAGAGGACAAGTTCGGCAATCAGATTCTCCAGGCCACGCAGGCCAACGGCAGGATCACTATTTCCAATCCCGGATTCTTCACCTTCGCCTTCTCGCCGAACGACATGGCGAGCCTGGCCAGTTCCGTGAACGACGACTATTTCGACAGGGACGTGGATTCCGGCATGGTGTCTCGCGATTATTGGGGCGCGCAGAAGGCGATCGAGTTCCGCGTTGGGTGTCTAGTGACGATCAACGGCGTAACGACTCAACTCTTTGTCGGCATGCTTCCTCTTGTGAGGGGACTGTGATGGCTAATCTCGTTGCTAGGGTTGTGACTTCGTTCCCGTCTCAGGCGCAAGGATCGAACGGACTCAAAATCACGCAGTCGAACGGCATCTTCACCGTTCAGCCGGATTACATGTCGGTGGTGCAGGCCGGGGCGCTTGTCAACCAGTCGCAGGTTCTTGTCCTGGTTTATCGCGGCGATCTAAGTCCGGCGCAATATCAGACTTACAATCTGACGCAGTTATCGCAGAGCCTTCAGGCCGCTCTTGTGTCACCAAATAAGCTCCAAGCATCGCCCTGGGTGATAAATGCGACGGACACGTTCGTCGTAGTGGAAAATTCGAGCGCGGCACCAATCTCCATTCAGATGCCTGCGTCATCGGCAAAAGTAGGAGCGGTTGAGATCAAGGACGGACTGGGAAACTTTGCCGCCTATAACGTGACGATCCTGCCTTCGGCCGGTGAGAAGATAGACGGCGCGTCGAGTTTCGTCATGCGCAACAACTTCCAGAGCCTGAAATTCGTGCCCTTCACGGGCATCGGATACTACATCAGCGGATAGGCCATCAATGATCAGAATGCTTATTGCTGCGCTCGTCTTGAGCACGCTCGTCGCCCGTGCGTTCGCCTTTCAGGGACCGGATACATGGTTCACGGTTAACACGACGGCGGACATAACCGTTACCAACTCTACAACGAAAGTAAACGCTACGGGTTTATCGTTCATCATCGGCGCGAATGAGAATTACGAATTTGAGTGCGTCTTGCACGTCACCTTGGTGGAGACGGCAAGCTCTGGCAGTGGCTTGGCGGTGGCGGTGACGGGGCCTGCGTCTCCGAGTTCTGTTAGGTACGCCTCACAATTTTCCTATTCCACTACCGTCGCGGCGGGTGCAACGGCGTTCGGCGCAACCGTCACCCCGATCCCTGCCGGGACTCTCAACGCAACCGTCGATGGTTTGGCAAGCCGCATTCATGGCGTGGTTCTAAATGGAGCCAATGCCGGGACGGTTCAGGTTCAATTCGCCGAGGCCACAGCGGCGGCATCAACGAGCACCACGCTCAAGCAGGGATCGTGGTGCAAGTATAGGAGATTCTAACGATGCGAGACATCTTGCGGGCCAATGACGTTTCGTCCGGTGCGCTGATAAGGGGCGGCCCTACTTTCGAGGAATGCACGGCCTCTGGGCGATATATCGCCGAGCTTGTCAGGAATGGCAAAGTCGTCTGGCGCGATGAAATTATCAACACCGTCATGACGGAGGGCAAGAATCTCGCTCTCGACACATATCTTGCCGGATCGTCATATACGGTAACGGGACCGTATATGGGGCTGATTTCGTCCGTCTCATTCACGGAGATTGCGGCTGGCGACACAGGGGCGCAGATCAACGGCACGAACGGATGGAAAGAGGCGGGAGGTACCAACGCTCCAACCTACTCTGGAAACCGCAAGACAGCGGTATGGAGCGCGGCGTCCGGCGGATCAAAATCGCTATCGGCGGCACTGAGCTTCGCGATCACCGGAACTGGAACGGTGAAGGGCGCTTTCCTTCTCTTCGGTTCCGGCGCTGTTGCCACCAAAGACAATGCGGCCGGAACGCTTTATAGCGCAGGTCTATTCTCTGGCGGCGACAGAGCGGTTATCAGCGGCGACACGCTGAACGTCAGCTATACGGCATCTCTGTAATGGCCTTCAAGCTTCTCGACAATGCCCGGATGACGGTGTCGGCACCGGGCACGGGGAATTTCACCTTCGTCTCGGCGCCAACTGGCTGGCAGAGCTTTGGCGCTGCCGGCGCGGTAAATGGCGATGTGACGCCATACCGTGCCGATGACGGCGGGGCGAACTGGGAGCAGGGGCTGATAACTTTTGGGGCCGGTGCAACGAGCGCATCGCGCACGGTCACGGCGTCGAGCAACGGCGGCAGCGCGGTGAATTTTACCGGCTCTGTCAACGTGACGGCGGTGGCGCGGGCTGTAGATGTATCTCCCGCTGGCGCGGCGGCCTTGCTCGCGGGGACGGCGGGAAAGCTCGTCGGATGCGCCGACGTGCAATCTGCGATTGCCTATCAGGCGCTTGCCGACGCCGCGTCCATCACCTTCAACATGGCGAACGGCAACAACGGGTCGGTGACGCTTGGCGGCAACCGTACTCTGGCCAATATCACCAATCCAATACCGCTGTTCGGATTCGTGGTGAAGGTTGCGGCCAGCACTTCGACCAGAACGTTATCGCTCGACACCAACTACAAGGTCGCGACCGGCGTTGAGAGCTTCCCGATTTCCATTTCCACGACGGAGACGGTCTATCTGGTCGGCTTCGTCGATACGTCCACCAGATTCGTCATTACCGGCGTGGTGAGGACGACATGATCTATGATCTTCCGCCTAAGCTGTGGCTGCCGCCGAAGCCAGCCATTATCCGGGCGGGACATCTAGAGCGCGCTGAGATTCCGCGCGAAGCGGTTATCCCCGGCCTTGCCCCGGCGCTGACATGCCCAAGCGGGTCAGCCTATAAAATCATTCAGCGGCTTGGCCTTACGAGCGGCCTACAGTTCGTGCTCGATGCAGGGGATGCAAATTCTTACAATGCCAGCGTGCAGACGGCCAAATGGCTTGATCTGACCGCCAATGGCTATGATTTCTATCGCGGAACCTCCACCACAGGCGATGCTGCCGAGCCGACCTTCAATGGCACGGCAGGAGGGCTCAGCAGCAACGAGTACTGGTCGGTCGATGGCGGTGATTATTTCACCTACGACACGACCAACGAAACCTGGATGCAGTCCCTGCACAAGGATAATGCGGCCTGGACGTTTCTGATGTTTTACCGGCCGGCCTCGATCGCCTTATGCGCGGTTATGGGCGATGCCGGAACCAGCCAAGGGCCGGGGATAGATATGCTCCTGGGTTCTAACGGTAGCATGTCTATCCAGCAAAAAAACGGGACAACAACGCAGAATATAGCCTCGTCCACTCTTACGCTGACCGCTGGCGCGTGGCACATGATTGCAGTAAGCCTGAACGAACCTGCTGGTGCCGGGGGATCGTTCTTCTTTCTTGATGGCACGGTCGAGACTTTCAACGGGACCTATACGAGCCCGACCACGAGCAACGCCGCCTTCACCTTTCAGTTGCTTGCAGCGGGTAATGCTGGTGCTCCGCCGCCCTCTGGTGGCCGCGTAGCGGTCATCTGCATGTGGAACGCCGCACTCTCGCAGGCGAATGTGCAAGCGCTGTGGAATGCTTTGCGTGCGAGGTTCGGAATATGAAGATCATCCTCAAAGACGGTCAGCCTCTGGCTTGGAGCCCTGCTCTCGACCCGAGCAAGATTGCTCAGTATCTCGATGATGGGATTTGGACCGCGGACGACCTTGCCGCGCACGGGCTTGCCGCAGCCGAGCCCTTCGCCGTTCCTGACGGCAAGGTCAAGGTCGGCGCGCCCCGCTACGTGCAGGACAAGGACGGTGCGTGGCGCGAGGAATACGACGTGGAGGATGCGCCGCCTCCGCCGGTGCCGGTGTCCGTGACCCCCCGGCAAGCGCGCCTCGCCATCGAAGCGGCCGGACTGACAGAGCAGGTCGAGAAGGCGGTCGAGGCTGCTGGTCCCGCAGCCAAGATTACTTGGGACTATGCGCTCGAAATCCGCCGCGATGACCCGCTGCTTGCGGGTCTCGCCCAGGCCATCGGTCTGAGCGATGCGCAAGTCGATGCTCTGTTCCTTCAAGCGGCGCAATTGTGAGGCCTGCCTAATTCTAATCACGGAGGCGCGACATGGTTCCCGGACGCGGCTCGCCGGGTCGAAGCCCGCTCGCACGCTTCGAGGATGCTAACAACACATACGATGCCGCCGTGGCGGAGTCCGCATCGGCGTCCGATGCAGACAGTTCACTCGGCATTTTCCCGAGCGCGGTCAGTGAGGCGGCATCGTCCTCGGATTCGGGCACTGGACTTTGCATCTTTCCAAATTCGATTGCCGAATCCATTTCGGCCAACGACACGGAAACCGGCCTTCGCGTCTTGCCGGGGATCATCTCCGAACTGGCAACCGCCGCCGACACGGAAAGCTCGCTTGGCATCTTCGCTAATCCGCTAATTGAGGCGGCTTCGGCTATAGATAGCGAAAGCTCGCTTGCCGTTTTCGTGAACACAATGGCCGAACTTGCGTCGGCATCAGATTCAGAAATTGGCGTCTGCATCTTCCCGCGCGAGATTATCGAATCTCTTCTAGCCTCCGACACAGACACAAACACGGCGGACTTGATCAGAATACCGCCAAATTTGCGCATCGTTTCCGCCATGATGGCACAAATCAACATCACCAAGCGGCCATCGGCCAAGATCGGACCCAAGGGCTCGTACAGATCGGATATGTGGCCGAAAACCTGACATGGACGGGACGCTGCTCGCACTTCCCCGCCTCAGATCGCGTTACACGATCGCATGCTGGCGGCAGAACAAACGAAAATGGCTGATCGAATCCGAAAACCTGATCACCAATGAGGGCAAGGACAACCTTCTCGCCAAATACTTCGCCGGCTCAGGCTATAGCGCGGCGTGGTACATCGGGCTGATAGACGCCGACGGATTTGCGGCAATCAGCGCATCCGATACCGCCGCCCAGATCGGGGGATCGAACAAATGGAAGGAATTCACGGGATACAGCGGCGGCGTTCGCCCGCAATTCGTCCCTGGACCGGTTTCAGCCCAGACACTCGATAATTCGGCGTCTCCGGCGTCCTATTCCGTCACCGTTCTGAGCGCATCTCTCTATGGCGCATTCCTGTCAACAGCGCCGTCGGGAACGAGCGGAATCATTCATGGAGAAACCGCGTTCGCGGGACTGTCTCCAGGCATCTCCTTGGGAGATACCCTGACAGTGACAATCACATTAATAGCGGCATAGGGAATGTACAGACACCATGACATTCTAGCCTATCTTTGGCAGGCCATCGAGCACGCCGTTGACAAGATGAGCGTGACGCAAGTCGCCGCCATCGGCGGGGCCGGTTCGATCATATCAGCCGCGACGGCCGCTGTTCCGGATTTTTCCGCCACGAATGCATGGCTGCAAATGCTCACCGCGGCGGGCGGCTTCATCGGCATGATCCTGTCCGTCGCTCTTCTCGCCTTGAAGATCGCTCTTACGTGGCGGAATCGGAACAAGCCCTCTCTGTAGCGCGACAATCACCACCATTCACGACCGCCCTGGGAAGGGCGGTTTTTATTAGGAGAACTCGCCATGAGTTGGAAAGGCGGATTCGAAGGCAACGGATATACACGCGAGGAATTCCGGGCATGGTTGCGTTCGCAACCGAAACCGTCATGGGTGAAATTCCTCGTCGCCCACAATACGGCGGCTCCTTACATCAAGCCGCCGGTATCGCCATCAACGCGGATCAAAAATCTAGGCGCATACTACCAGAGCCGAGGCTGGAGTACAGGACCAAACCTGATCGTGATCCTCGATAAGATTTATCTCGGTACGCCGCTCGCCTTTCCCGGCACCAACTCTCCCGGATTCAACGGCAAGGGGCTCGGAATCGAGGTCGAAGGAGACTATCGGCATGGCGTTCACGATCCAAAGACGGGCGATGGTGCCGTCGCCTGGAACACCGCCGCATGGGGCTTCGCCGAGATCATGGACTGGCTCGGCTTCCCGCTAGACGATGCCCATCTCAAACTGCATCGAGAAGACCCGGAAACGACGCACGCCTGCCCCGGCGATCTCGTCACCAAACCGTGGCTCATGGACAAGGTTAAGGCGGCGCGCGGCGTACCGGCATCGCCAGACGAACCATACTCGCCAACGGAGCCATCTGGATACGCTCGATGGGTTGACACGCCGGGCGACACGCTGAATTTC